CGGGAATGATGGCTTTCAATTCCTGGTAGCCGAAACCGAGAACGGCAACGCCTATTACCGGATTCACGCTGGACGGGTCAACATCGAGGGATCGGGTAATTTTTCCTGGTTCACCCCCAGCGGGGTATCCGAAACCGACGCAACCCGATTGGCCGACGCGTTACGCTACTGCAACCGGGAGATAGCGTGCGGCTGGCCATGGCCAGGACCAGCGCCAAGCTGAGCGGGCACACCCAGGGGCACACCTCGCCTGTGCCCCTTATCCGTTCCCCGTCCGTTCCCTCCCGCATAGACCCGCTGACGGAATTGATTTTGTTCGGGATTTCTCGCCGGGTCCAGTCTATCCCGCTGGCCCCGGTTGATTCGTAATTAGCAGGTCGCAGGTTCGAGTCCTGCTTCCGGCATCAGCACAATAAAAAGGTTGCGAATCCGCAACCTTTTCTTGTTTCTGGGCCGGGCACAGGTTTGGGCACAGATATTGATTTTTTGTTAGGGATATGTTATGTGAGTATATTAGAATATTCTAACATTCAAATATTCTGATATACTAAATTATGGATTCTGATGTTCTTGACCCCAGCGAGATTCGGGCGCTTGCCTCAAAGCGCATCGCGCGCAACGACGCGCGGCTGCTGGCGCAGAAACACACGCCGGCCGCGATCCGCTACCTTGCCTCGCTCCTTAAAGATGATTCGGCGGCGCATTCCGACCGGCTTAGGGCTGCCCGCGAACTGCTGGATCGTGCCTGGGGTCGGCCTGCTGAAGACCACACCCATCGGGTCGCCCCCGACTCCGCGCCGCTGCGGGTGCGCTGGATGACGAGCGCCGACGATGATTGACGACGCCATTGTCATCCCGTACTGCCCGCGCCGGCTGCAACGGCAACTGCACTTCGATCTGAAAAAGAAGCGCTGGGGGCTGGTGGTCTGTCATCGCCGGTTCGGCAAAACGGTATGGGCCATCAATCATTTGTTGCGCGCCGCCCTGACCAGCGAGCACAAAGAGCCGCGTTACGCCTACTTCGCCCCGTTCCTGAAGCAGGCGAAATCAATCGCCTGGGACTATTTGAAGCACTTCTCCCGCCCGATTCCCAACATCGCCATCAACGAGACCGAGTTGCGCGTGGATTATCCAAACGGCGCCCGCATCCGGCTGCTCGGCGCGGACAATCCCGACTCGCAGCGCGGTGTGTACCTGGATGGCGCGGTCCTGGACGAATACGCCCAGATGGCGCCCAGCCTGTTCTCGGAAATCCTCCGGCCGGCGCTTTCCGACCGCAAGGGGTTCTGTGTCTGGATGGGCACGCCCAAGGGCCGCAATCATTTTTATGACCTGTACGAGCAGGCGCGCGCCGATACGGACTGGCACGTCGCCCTGTACCGCGCCAGCGAGACCGGCATCCTCGATGAGGATGAACTGGAATCGGCGCGCAAGATGATGTCTGCCGACGAGTACGCACAAGAATATGAGTGCTCGTGGCAGGCCGCGCTGAAGGGCGCGTATTTCGCCGCCGAACTGGAAGCGGCGCGCAAGGCTGAGCCGGCGCGTATCGGGAAAGTCCCGCACCAGCCCAGCGTGCTGGTGGATACTTGGTGGGACCTTGGGATGGACGACAGCACCGCGATCTGGCTAACCCAGGACGCGGGCCGGGAAATCCACGCCATCGACTACTACGAGGCTACGGGCGAGGGACTGGCCCACTACCGCGACGTGCTTGACAAGCTCAAGCAGGAGCGCGGCTATCGCTACGGCCGGCACCACGGCCCGCACGATCTGGCAGTGCGGGAACTGGGCAGCGGCAAGAGCCGGGTCGAGACCGCCTTTGCGCTGGGCCTGAACTTCGAGGTTATTCCGCGCGTGGAGCACAAAGCCGATGCCATCCAGGCCGCCCGCTCGCTGCTGGGCCACCTGTGGATCGACGAGACCCGTTGCGCTCGCGGTCTGGTGTGCCTGGAGTCGTATAGAAAGGAGTGGGATGACCGCTTGCAGGTGTTTCGCGACAAGCCCCTCCACGACTGGGCCTCTCATGCCGCCGACGCGCTGATGACCCTGGCGCGCGGCCACCGATTCGCTGAAGCCCGGCGCGTCGCCGCCGCCCAAATCCCCTCCGCTGCCGGCTGGACCTGACCCATGCTCCCGATGATGCCTCCCGCTCCAGCCGCGACCGCCGCCCCGGCCGTCGCCGTGACCTCCAACGCCGATATGCTGGCCGCCGAAGTCAAGGCTGAAGATCAGGCCGCCATCGACCGGGCACCCGTGGTATCCGCCATCGCCGCGCACATCAAGAAGCGTTGGGAGGATGCCAAGCGGGCGAAAACCGATATTGAAGAAAAGATGTTGCGCGCGCTCCGGCAGCGGGTGGGCGAATACGACGCCAACAAGCTGGCTGAAATTCGCAAGATGGGTGGGTCCGAAGTGTTCGTGCGGTTGACCGATCTCAAGTGCTCGGCGGCCGCCGCCTGGATTCGGGACGTGCTTTCGCTGGACCGGCCCTGGGGGCTGGAGCCGACCCCGATTCCCGATCTTCCTGATGACGTGGCGGCCGGCATCGAGCAGCAAGCCCAGCAGCAGGCGCTGCAACAGATGCAGGCCGGCATGATGCTGATGCCGCCCGATCCCGTGGCGCTGCAACAGATGCTCGGACAAGCCGCCGAACAGGCCAAGGCCGAAGCGCTGAAGCAGCAGGACAAGGAAGCGCGGCGCCGGGCCAACAAGATGGCCGAGGCCATCGAGGACTATCTCGTTGAGGGCGGGTTCAAGGCGGCGCTGGGCGAGGCGCTGGACTGGGATTTGGTTACGTTCGGGACCGCGCTGTTACGCGCCCCGGTCATCCGGCAGCGGTGCCGGCTACAGTGGCAACAGGACCAGATGATGGGTGCGTGGACCGCGACCGAGGTGGAGGAAACCTACCCCGGCGTGGAGCGGGTCAGCCCGCTGGATTTCTACCCGTCCGACGATGCCGTCGGTATCAGCGACGCCAGCTACCTGCTGGAGAAGTACCCGCTATCGCGCGGCGATCTGGCCGCGTTCAAGGGCACCGAGAACTGGAATGCAATCGAGATCGATGCCGTGCTGGCGGACTATGGCCGGGGCGGATTGCGCGAGTGGACGACGACCGATTCGGAACGGGCGACGCTGGCCGAACGCTCGGACGCCGGGCAGTACTCGGAGAAGTTGGATGCGCTGATCTTCTGGGGCGAAGTGCAAGGCGCGATGTTGAAGGAATGGGGTATTCAGTCGGTAGAAGACCTGGCCGAGTATGCGGTAGAGGCGTGGCTGATCGGGACGCATGTGGTACGGGTCGAGATCAAGGAACCCCACATGCTGGCCCGCCCGTACTGCAAGGCCGTCTATCGGCCACGCCCCGGCGCGTTCTGGGGTGTCGGCGTACCCGAATTGATGGATGACGTCCAGCAGCAGGCCAACGCCGCCGCCCGGGCGCTGGCTAACAACATGGCGCTGGCTAGCGGACCCATGATTGGTGTGGACATGGAGCAGATGCCGCCCGGTGAGGATGGTTCGCAGGTGTGGCCCTGGAAGGTGTGGCGCTTCAATACCGGAAAATACGGCCAGTCCGCTACCCCGCCGATTGCGTTCTTCCAGCCGCAGATGCACGCGATGGAACTGATGCAGATTTACGAGAAGTGGGTGCGCATCGCCGACGAGGTGACGGGCATCCCGGCCTACATTCAGGGCAACGAGAACGTGGGCGGGGCCGGCAAGACCGCCAGCGGCCTGTCGATGCTGATGGGCGCGGCGACCAAACAAATCAAGGCGGTGATCGCCAACATCGACGCCGGGCTGATCGAGCCGCTGATCGAGGGCTTCTTCCGGTACGCGATGCTCTATCACCCCGATCAGGCCATTAAGGGCGACTGCAAGATCGTCGCCAAGGGCAGTACGGCCCTGCTGGTGCGCGAACAGGCACAGATCAGGCGCAACGAGTTCCTTCAGGCGACCAACAACCCGGTCGACCTGCAAATCATGGGGCTGGGCCGGCGCGCGGAACTGCTGCGCAGCGTGGCCGAAACCCTGTCCATCGACGCCGACGACATCGCGCCGACCCGCGAGGAAATGGAGCAGCAGCAACTCGCCCAACAGCAGATGCAGATGCAGATGATGCAGCAACAGGCGGCACTGTCGCCTGATCCCCAGGCCGGCGCGGCGCTCGGACCAGACGCCCAGCCCGTCGCCGGCCAGGACACACGTTTGTTCAATCCCGAGGGTTAAATCATGGCATGGCGCGAAGATGCGAAAATCACCAAGCTGGCAACCAATACCCTGACAGCGACCACGCTGACGGCGACCACAGTTACCGGAACCACGGTGGCTGCTACCAACTTGACCGTCAACTCGAAAGCGACGCCGGTTACCGCGTCGTTTACCCCGGCCGCTGGCGCGGCCAACGTGACCAACGTCACCATCCAGCTTAAAGACGGTAGCGGCACCAATCTGGCAAATGCCGCCATCGTCGATCTGTGGCTGTCGGATGCCGCGACCGGACTAGGCATTACCGGCACCGCCGCCAGTGGAACGCCAGCCCCGACGACCGGCACCATCCTGGGCATCGCGACCGCCAAGAAGGCGTGGCGCGTTGTATCGACGGCAGCGGGGGTAATCGTGCTGGAAATTACCGACACCGCCAAGACCGGCTTTTACGTGGCGGTGGGCGCGAACGATACGATCATCGGGATTTCCGCCCAGTTGGTGACCGGGAACTACGGCGCGTGATGAATCTCTCGCTCCTCCAACTCGAAGCGCTGGCCAAGCTGGCGGAACGGCATGAGTACGCCGTGCTGGTGGCTTGGCTGG